TCAAGAAATCTGTTTACACGGCCCTCTTCAATAAATTGCTTACGACCGTCTAAATCTATAAGTTTGATATAATTTACCATTATACTGCTCCTTTAGTAAATGAATAATGCACTTCAACAATCATTACAAACTCGCCTAGTGGCGGTGTTCTTTCAACTACTTCAATTGAAGCAACGTGAGTTGTTGCCGCTCGTGCAGAATCCAGTTCTCTTGTGCGGTCCGTGTTTAGTGCTTCTTCTATTCTTTCAATTAAGTTGTTGCGTTTCTCATCAACTGATTGAACGAATCCTTTTCTACCATCAGAGCGAACAAATCCTCTGATATTCACTTCAATTATCCCACGTCTATAACCGCCCATTGCTTGATCCTCACGTGTCTCATTGCCTGCGGTTACTAATAGTGCTGGGAACTGTGTCATTGCCAACTTGTCTAAGTCAAATGGCTCTCTTGACACAAATACTGGTCTTGGTGGATTCATATCCTCCAAAACGTCTATGATGTTTCTTACTGCTAGTTCTCTATTGTTGGACATACTACCTTACCTTTTTAGGCGGAGGTAGTGAGTTGCTTCTCTTTCGTCGTCTGTAACTGTCCCACTGCTATCCGCATCATATTCAACACCATCACGCAAAATCAAATCAAGTTCTCTTTCGTATTCTTTACGATAGAACTCCATCTTGCGTTCAAATAAATCTTGTTCTGGTTCAAATTTAGCGAGTTTAGGATAAATGTGGAAACCCAGTGCATTGTAGGCACAGGCTCTAGTCAATTGGCTAGCAGTGTATAGATCTTCATCTGGCTCATTGCTCATAGTGAGTTTTGCCAAATCATAAATGCCATTGTGGTATGTGGGCCACCAACGGATTCTTAGGTCTCTAAATACGTCTTGTTGTGCTTTTGTGATTTCTGAATCAAAATCAGGTATACCAAAATCTATAATGTCTGGTTCATATTCCTGAATGTCAGATATAGTTGCTAGTGTTATCGCCATAGGATACTGTCCTTTAAGTTACGCCATTGGGTCCTTCCCAAGCCGCTAATTTGTTAACAGTATTATTTAGCAGTTTGGTAGGAAACCATATAGTTTTCAAAAGAAAAGGGCGAATTGCTCCGCCCTTTCCTAATACTATACGTCTAACAATTATTAGATAACTGCTGCCGCGTCAGTTGAGATAGTAACTCCGTATGCGTCAAAAAGTTCTAACACACCGTAAGCCATAGAACCTACGATTTCAGTTGCTCTTAATGAAGCATCTCTTTGAGTTTCAATTCTCATATCACGCTTTAACATATAACCTAATGCGTCTTGAGTCATTACAGCACCGTGGAAGTTGCCTGTTGAATCACCGCTAATAACAGTAGATTCAAAAATGTCAACACCAGCAATTCTGCCAATAAAGCCACTTTCTAATGCTCTGTTACCTACATCACTTAGATTGTGTGACAAAGTTGCACCAGCATTTGTTAACTCTTTCTTAATGTCAAATGCTTGGAATGGGTGTAAAACAGCAACATAACCACCGTTTTGGTCTGCTTTGTTGTTTTTCAAAGTTGCCGCTGCCTTGAAGATATCTTCAATACTTACGGCTGCACCAGTTTTGTTGATTGCATTTGAAAAACTACCAAATAAAGCCGCAATATCTGTGTCAACTTTCTCAGCCATAGCCGCACCTAATTGTCTACCAACTGCTGCCGCTGTGACATCTGCACTTGCTTCTTCTAACAAGTCAGTAAGTGTAACCATAACACCAACTTCTGATGCTGTGATTTCTTTCTTAGTTGTTGCGAAAGCAGTGTTTGATAGGTCTGACCCATCACCTACCGCTGCGGCAGATACCGCTGGGTAAATTGGAACTTGTGCTGTTAAGCCTGGAGTTCCTGTCATATTGTAATTTCTTACAAGAGGACGGATAATAGACTGCTCGTTTAGTGTAAACAAAGCAGACTGCATAATGTTTGCGTAAAGAGCATCTGCTCCTGATACGCCTGTGTCAAATTCATTCGCCATAGTTATTCTCCTTTAGATAGCAAATTATACGCGAATCCCTTTTGCCTGCATTATCTCACGATAACGCTTACGATGTTCAGGATTCTGCATATTAAGTTTAGTAACATCGTTATCTACCACAGGAGTTTGTTTGCCTACACCTTGTCCAGTTCCAGAACCTTGTGGTCCTGCACTAACAAAATGAGGATTTGCTGTAAGGAATTCATTTACCAAGTTTGATACAGTTAATGCGTTACCATTATCATCATATCTTACCTGTCCGTTTGTGTCTACAACATCAACGCCACCTGCATCATTAAGTTTCAAGTTGCCTTTTAGCAATGAAACCACTTGCTGTGGATTTACTGCTCTTTGGTTACTTGCCTCACCTAACAGTGTGCCGTCAACCTTGATAGAATGCAATTCACTTTCGTATGTTTGTATTTTAGAGTTAAACTTTTCAGCCTGCTCTTTCAATAGTTTTTCATACTCTCCACGCTTCTCCATCTCTTGGGTCTTGCGTTGTTCTTCTGCTTCTACCAACGTATTGTAGTGGTCCAAGTCAACATTTGAATATTTCTTTTCAAACTTTGCTCTTTCCCTTGCCACTCTCTCTGCGATGATTTTATTCACTTCATCTTGAGTAAGTGTATTGTTTTCCTTAACAACGTCCTGTGTTGCTACCTGCTCTTTAACCTCTGGTTGAGATGCAGTTGTCTCAGTTTCGTTTACCGCTGTGTTTTCTGCGTCCATTTTATGTCCTCTTTATAATTGGTTGAGTTCTACCACCTGCCCTCTTTTGGCAGTATGTTTTATTATTTA